TTGTAGTCCAGAAGAACAGAAGGCAACTGAATCAACTGCCATCTTAATACCTTGGGAGTTGGACATGTCTCCCACTGGTCCCATTGCACCACCCCTTAAATATCCTCTTGGGTTGTACAAATAATAATCAATATAATTACCCCACTCCATTTCAAGAGCAGTTCCTTGAACTGACTTTGCTAAGGAAGCATCTGGTGGACCACCAAGTTTTCCTAATTTTTGTCTGACCTTACGCATCTTGAGTGCGTCAACATATCTCAACTCAAGAATACCGTCTTTTGGTCTATCTAAATCTATTACTTTATGATAAAATATACGTCCATCAATATACCATCCACGAATAATCTCATGTGCTCTGTTGTCAAAGTTCATTAGACGTTTGATATATTCAAACTCATCACGAACCTTTTTCTTAACTCCAGCACCTATGTCTAAGTTTTCTAGATTGATATCCACACAGGAGTCGTTATTATCACTAACAACAAACTCATTCACGATTTCGTCAACAGCAGAATCCACCTCAGGATGAAGAGCCATATCCCTATATCTACGGATTAGCTCATACTCATTCCTTGCGGTGGCATCTGTATCTACGTATGTACCAAAGTAACCGCCAGCTGCAATAGAAGCTGGTTCATCAGCGAGAGGAGGTACTGGTGATTGCCCTTTCTTCTCAGCTTTGCGGTTAATTTGGAAACCAAATAGTTGACCCATTATTAATTAACTCAATTGATTCCTATTCTTATTTAGGGGATGGCGATTCCGCTTCTTCCAGGAGTTGCTTCATCTCCAACAGTCCAATAAGAATATTGGAACTCAACTGAGAACTCTTCAATCTGATCATTACTATCATAAGCAAGATCAATTGCTGAAGTACTTACAGGGAATGCATACCATAATTTGTATGCTCTCAACTCTGAACCTTCATCGCTACTATCTTTTTCTAATTGCTTAACTAGAATTGTACGTCCATACTCAGTTGGATTGATAACATTAGCAGTATTACCTTGATGAGTATTGATATCATTCAACCACTGCTCAAAGTATGAACGTGCCTTCATGTCCTTATCGTTGATGAAGGTTGCTGACCAGTTATCAAATGTTCTGTCTCCAGCAATCTTAACTGTTCTTCCTCTGAATGGAACTTCAATAACACCTACGTTAGATGCAGGAAGTGTAGCAGATTTGCACATGAAGGAAACTAATTCCTTATCAACATCATCAGATGTAGTAGGGAAATTAATATCCACTTTGTACATATTGGGCCTAACGCCCTGACTAACCTTAGTTAGAAATGTTGAAACGTTACTTGTAATTGCCATTAGTTTAAATGTCCTCTTCGTTTATATATTTAACAAATTAGCGTCCAACGACTTCGCTGAACGAAACACCAGTACGTGTTGCAGTAAATGTTACTGTTACGTAGTTGATGGATCTAGCAGGTTTGATGAAGAGTTCCGCAACGAATTCATTACGGTCAATAACATCTGCTGTGTTGTTTGATGAATCACAGACAACCAAGAAATCAGTGATACCCTGCTGTGCAACGATATCATTTAGATATCCATTGATGGTTGCAAGGAATCCAGAACGAGTAGTCTCATCGTTAATCTCAAAGAGTACTCCTTTACCAAGAGCTTCAATTCTCTTCTCAACATTAAGGAAGAGACGGCGAACATTGATTCTATCAAATGCGGATGGAGAAGCAAGAGCAGTCTTGTCTCCAAATAGTACAGCACCTGATCCAGGGAATGTAACTATTGGGTTAATCCTGTTCTGATAAAGCTCGTCTCTATCTGCCTTGTTTGGGTTATATGCAAGTTTAACAACGTTACGAACACCACCACGTGCCATACCAGCAGGTGAAATCCAATCAGCATTAGTTGCTGAAGTGTTAACACAAAGTCCAGCAACATCACCGTTGCATGGAACATAACGATACTTATCGTTGAAGCGATCATACATGTACTTGTAACCACTATCAAGAACAGCAAACGATGTTGATGTTATGGCATTAAAGAAATTAAGTGTATTTGTTCTTTGATCTGCAACTGATAATGCTTCGTTGTTTGATGTACCAACTTGATTTCCTTTGTAAGGAGAAACAAATGCTATACAATCTTTACGTGCAGCAGCAATTGCTACAACCTTGTTTGCTTTAGATAGTGTATCTGTTTCAGTACCGTATGATCCACCCATAAGAACAAAGTCAACCTCTGTTTCTTCTGTGTCTAGGAATAAATCATAAGCAGCATTTACTTGACCAGCTGAATAAATGTAATTGTCAACACCACCTGAAAGGTTAATGTTAATGTTAGCAGCAAGATCAAACAATTTACCACCAGCATCCCAAGAAGCATCTGTTGATGCAAGACCGAATGCCTTACCAGTTACTCCACTAGCAGGATCTGTTGTTCCTGTAATTGCTCCACCATGATAAACATAATCTGACTGATCGTTAAGAACATCCTTGTAGTAGATAGATCCACCTTCTGTACTCTTACCATCACTCAACTTAGAGAGATATGTAAATCTTTCTACGATTGTGTTAGCAGCACCAGAAACATCTCCTGATGTATCAATAACTGCAATATGTAATTCGTCATAAGATATGCCACGTGAAGAAGCATACTCAGAACTACCAGGACGAGGACCAACAGCAGCAAGTTTTAATCCAGTTGTACCGATGGTTGTATTTGTATACCAGTCTTTAACTGAATCAACTGCAATGTTATCATTTGATACTGTGTTAACTGTAACTGGAATGTCATTAGCAGGTGAAGCACCACCAACATCTGTACCAGCAGCAGTTACTGTATTACCAGCAGTGTAACCTGTACCACCACTAACAATTGTGTTGCCAGTAACAACACCATTTACATCAATAACAATTTGAAGTCTTAGTCCACTTCCATCTCCACCTGTAACATCTACTGTATGAGTTCCTTGTTGAGCACCTGTTGCAGCATAAGCACCAGTTGTAATTGTTTCAGCAACACCATCACCTGGTTCATCAAATGTATCTGTAGCAAGTATTAAACCAGAAGTTGCATCTCCAGCAACAGTTTTTGGTTTGTCTAAGATAACTGCTAATTCTTTTGTTGCTGCATCCCAAGAATAAATCCTACCTGCTTTTCCAGCAAGAGTAGTGAATGCAGTACCAGCAGCAGTGGCAGCAGGAGCAGATGCTAATGTTAATAGTTGATCAGCACCACGGTCTACTACAACAACCTTGAGTGAATTACCCCATGTACCAGCAGAACGTGCAGAGAAAGGAACGGTTCCACCAATTCCAGCAGCCCAATCAGACTCATTCTTAATAAGAACTCCAGCACCATCTGAAGTAGCATTTTTAGTACCAGTAGTATTCGCACGAACTACAGCGAGTCTACCACCGTATCCAAGGAATTCATTTGCTACCAACCAATCTTCAGCATTGGAATCTTTTGGTGAACCAAATGTATCCAGTAAAGCTTTACCACTACTGATATTAACGATTTCTCCTATTGGTCCTTTTTGGAAAGATGAAGCAAACGCAGCAGTTAAAGCTGAATCTCCTACTATAACACTGTTTGTTAGGTCACGTTCCCTAAGAACTACACCAGGCGAGACTTGACTAGCCATGTTTTACTCCTCGTAGATGTTTCAAATTATCTACATCTATTTAGAATTTCCAGTAAGTCTAGCACCTATTACCTTTAGGGGGTATTCATATCCCCCTAGAAGTTCCACATGTACGCAGCACTTTCTTGCGTATCTCCATAAGCCCAAAGTTCACCGTCTCCATCAATGAATGTATCATCACCCATACCATCATCTACAAATCCAAAAGGAGCCATGTCCTGTTCTATCTGATCTCTCTGTTCTTCATAAATTCTTCTTCTGACATCTTGGTCTGTCATTTCTCTAAAATAGTCTTGCATGACTAACCAAGAGAAGAGTACCAGACACATCACTAGGTCATCATGATACCCATCATCCGCTTCCCAACATTGTTTTCGCTGAATGAAGGTTGTTAATTCTCTGAGTATATCAAAGTCTTTGAATGTTAATTTATCATCTTCTATGATTGCTTTAAGATTAGCACACCCTTGTTTCTTCACAGTGATACTCATCTTAACACCTAACTGTGTCTTATTACCAGAGAACCCTTGACCTACTACTTGACCTGCTCTACCTCTCATTGCACACATCAATACATTAGGATATTCTAAATCATAATTGAGCATAGCTCCAATACTATCACCTATATCATTTACTTCCACTAAGATATACGGAAACCTATACTCTTTGGCTACTTGGTGGATGACGGACGGAAATAGAACAGGTTTGATTTCATTATTTCTGTACTTGGCAACAATTTGATACGGTAACGTGGTAATATCAAACACGACAAAAGCACTGTAGTCGCCACCGATACCTCTGGCAACATCCACAGTGATAATATATTCGTGACCTTCTTCGCTTCTTTTATATACGTCAAGTCCAGCATTGCTTGTAATAGGATCTTCAAATGGGATAGCTTGTAATTTAGATGGAGAGATGAGAGTATCAGCAGATCCAAGGAAGTCACACTCAAACTCCTGTGCGAACTGTCTCTTGGAAGTGTTCTTTAATGTTTCTGCTTTCCACTTAGCATCTCTACCTGGTACTTGAGACCAATGTACTTCATTAGTAATGTAATCATTCTTACCATTCCTAGCATCTTCCCACATCTTATAGAAGTGGTTCATACCATTAGGAGTAGATATGATTATAACCTTGGTTGATTTACCAGAAGTAATAGTAGGATAAACAGAGGCAAAGAATTGCTCTGCAACATGGTTCGGAACGAAGGCGAACTCGTCAAGGAAGAGGATGTTAAACGACATGCCTCGGA